TGTCCTTAGTCTTTAGGCACGTATATAAATCATAATTCTTTACTGGTGTATCGCTTGGGGGTATCATTGCCTTGACTTCATCAGGCAGCATCAATGGTGAGATGCTTTCCTTTGTGATAATCTCTAGCAGATTACCCATTGCGTCACGTTTAACGCAGTACCTGTCAGGTCTATACACCTTCATACCACCATCTTTGGGCATATACACTAGCGCATTACCAGTTACGATAAGCAGCTTCAATGCCTCAAATACAGGTACACGTATAGATTTACTTTCAATCTCTTGCATTGCTGCACGTTCAATACGTGCCAAGCCTTCTTCTACTTGACCACGATTGTCACCAGCGATAGCCTGTAAATCAAAATCGTCAATGGTCAGCCTGAAGAAGGGACTGTTAGGGGGTAGCAAAGCAAGCAGTAGTTTAGATGCTAAGTTATTAACACCCCTTGCCCCTATGCCCTGATATGGTGTAGCATACCTAGTGGTGCTACTGTGTCCTTCATCTGGCAGAAGAGTAGGGATTGTTAGCTTTGCTGCTTCACGTCCTCGTTCAAGGAACGTATCTCGTTCAGCCTCTAGTTGGCTGTAGCGTTTAGCTAGAGTTCCTACGTCTTGTTCCATTTACTTATCCCTTCGGAATCTGTAGCCCTGATGCACCTTCGCCACCAACATTCGTACCTGCTGTTTGGGTGACTGGTACTCTCAGTTTACGCTTACCTCTACGCTTGGTATCCATAGCATCGCCAGATGTGTCTAGCGTTGTTGGTGCTTCAGCCTCTTGCTGCTTAGATTTAGCAGTAACAGCTTTAGCAACTTGGACAGCAGGTGAAAAGGATGTAGCTTTCTTAGCAAATCCACCCATCTTATTGTCCCTTCGGTATCTGTAGCCCAGCACCCATAGTAGGTACTTGACCAGCTTGTTGTGTGCCAATGTCTGTGCGTAATGCTTTCTTGTTTCTTTTCTTACCTTGACCCAGTTCTGTCTTCACATCTGTATCATCAAGTTCCAGTTCTGGTGTCTTGGTTACAGCAGTTACAGGACGAGCAGGTGTTGGTAGTGGTGCTGGTGCGCGACCACCCATTAATCCACCCATATCAATCTTCCTCAAAATCTTGTTGTTGTAATTCTCTTAGCTTATCTATAACAGACTGTTGACCCCTGAGGAAAGCTAAGTCCTCAGAGGTAATCTGTATAAGCGGCAGTTTGTTGGGATAGATTGCACTCAAATGGTTTAGTAGTCCATCTGTTATGTTAAAGTCATTTCCTAATATTCTCATAATAAACAAACTTTCGCTAATGATGTAACTTTAGATTTCACATATACCAGCAGTACAGGCTAATTCCTGAGAGGATGTAGTATTATCCAGTACTTCTGCATACTGAGAGAAGTCTACCTTAGGCATGGTTGAGATGAGACTATCATACTCTTCCTTTGTAATCTCTTCGTATGGTGCTTGTGCGTATGTATGGCTGTCATCCTCACGTGGTAGGAAAGATACCCCACATACTTCATCCCAATGTTTCCATACCCATGCACCTACTTCAGCCCATTCTTCCTCACCAACATAGATAGTTACTGATGGATTGTGGTCAGTCCAGTGCTTCCGATATGTCAACCATAGTTCAAGATGCTCTAGTGCTGATACATCATGGCGTGTCAAACTGTTGTCAGCAGAGGCCATAGGAAAGCTGAACACTACGTTCTGTGGGTTGTACACATCCACCTCACATGGTACACCCTGCTCTTGCATCCATGTAGCCAGAGGGTCTTTAACATCTGCACGTACTCTACGAATGTAGTGATGAGCATAGCGAGGATGGATACCACTACCACTATTAACTAGCTGTGATACTGTACCTGATGGCTTAACTGTAGTGATAGCCTTTGACTCTGGTATGCCCAGCTTCTTAGCCCACTCCTTGTTTACCTCACGTGTAACCTCACGCAGTTGCTCAAGCGTACCACCTAGTACAGACTTCTCATACTCTCCCTGACCTGACATAATCTTGTGGTCAAAGATACCTGTAAGGGATACACCAAGTAGACGCTCTTCCTCAGAGTTCTTCTTCCACTGTGGTGACAGGTACTTGAAGTCAATGAGTGCTGATTGTATTGTACCAATGATGGTAGCAATCTCCACCTTACGCTTAAGGTCAGCTACCCCATCTGTCTCACGTATGATAACCTCAGACAGGTTACAGAACTGCTTACTGCGTAGGCTAATCTCACCACATGGGTTAGTACCAAAGTCATCACGTGGCTCACGTCCAATATCTACAGCCTTCTGCTTGGCTGCTTCACGATTGAAGATGCCACGCTCACCTGACTTACTCTCATACACAGCAGTCCACTCACGTAAGAAGCTACCCATGTCAGGGCGTTCAGTGAATGAGATAGAGTTGTTAGCATAGCTACGATTAACTTGGTCATTCCACCAGTTACCCATCTTAGCATGGCGCATCCTGTCATCACTCAGGTTAGACAGACTAATCATTGCTGACCTACGTACACCACCTACCACTACTGCTGCTGCTACCTGACACATAAGGTCATGGCACTCAAGGCTGTTAAGCTTACGTCCAGCAGCTTTGTTAAAGGTATTGATAGCAAACTTAAACAAGTTCTCTAATGGTTCAGCACCTGATGCTCTACCACCAAAGGTCTTAAGTCTAGCACCAGATGGACGTACCTTAGACACATCCCACTTAGGTATCTCACCAGCATACAGACGAGAGATAACTTTACGTAGTGCTTTAGCCCAGCCTTCTTTACTGTCACCTACCACTACTACTTCATCTGTCTCTACTAACTCTTGTGGTATCTCAGGTAGCTTACTGATGAACTGACGCTCAACAGAGAAGCCTACACCTGTTCCACACATTAGGACAAGTAACGCCTCGTCAAATGCTTTAGGGTCATCAACAGCAAGAAAGCTACAGTTATAAGCAGCCACATGATTTCTCTCCAATGCTTCACCAGCAGTCATAATAGTACGCATAGATGGAACGACATCTAGTTGATAGATAGCATCCTTAACATCCTGTCGTTTCTTCAGGACAGGGAACTTACCTGTCATAAAGTTCCACCACCTGTCAACAGTTTCATCCCACGTTTCTCTACGCTCTTTATCTTCCAGCCATCGTGCGTAGCGACTAGCGTGGATGTATGATTGATAGCTATCCATTATCTATTATCTCCCTCACCATGCAGTGTACCTGCCTGTTGTCTTGATTGTAGTTTATCTAAGTTCTTCTCAGCAATAACCTGAAGGGAAGTACCACAGTCATGTGCTAGTGCTGCTAACATCCAGAGTACGTCACCCATCTCAGCTTCAATCTTCTCACGCTGGTCTACTAGTTGGATACCATCACGCATCATCTTAGCAATCTTACCTGCTACCTCGCCAGCTTCTTCAGCTAGTCCTAGTGCTGGGTATGAGATGTTGTACGTCTTTGGGTACACTGCTGTGGTAATAGCTTTCATCTGGTAATCATAAAAGTTAATCATCTGTTCTATCGCTCCGAAGCTATCTCACCACCATCGTCCTTGATGGCTACTACTTGTTCAACATAGGTGAAGGTCATACCTACAAGGAAGTCCTTGAAGTTGTCTACCATATCCTGAAGACATCCCTCTGTCTGGAACACGTGTTCTGTGTATCCATCAATCTCCCCATCCATGTTGTATCTATCTACTCTAAATGTTATCTCGTTCATTACCAGTTCTTCCCTTTGGTCTTTTCCATAAGTTCAATCATCTTGTTCAAGTACCACACAGCTTTCTTAGCATCCTCAATAGGCTTACCTTTCTTCCATAGGCGAGAGCCAGTGTACTTAATTACATTACCATGACAGTAGCTGATAGCTTCAAAGTCACCTAGCACATCCACGATGTAGTCAATCGTTTCAATACCAGTGTCAGCATAGTGAGGTGGGCTATTAACCATATCATAGTTAGGTGCAGTTGGTCTATCTAAATCAATCATGCTGGTGTCCATAGCTTTACCTCTCCTGTATCTGTATCGTATTCACCATTGCGTAGGATACGTGCTAGTCTTGCGTTCTCTAAGGCTACTGCTTCTGAGAGACCTTTGCTAATGTACGCTCTAACCACTGCTCCCCATCCATCACCAAACTCAAGGATTTTTTCAGCCCTTTTATAACCAACAGTAGGGCAACCTTTATAATTGTCAGTAGTGTCACCAACAAGTGTCTGCATAAAGAAGTTATAGTCAGCTTCTTCCTCACTGATTTCAACCACTTCCCCATCAATCCAATGTTTCGCTGGTACAGTACGTAAGTCCTTATCTTCAGACCAGATAATAGTATCTGTATTCGCAGTACCCAATATCCCCAAGACATCATCTGCTTCAAGTCTCCTGTATATAATAGTATTGTATTTACTTTGTAAGTACTCTTTAGCCCAGCCTAGTAACATAGGCTTACGAGTGTTAGTCCTGTTAGCTTTATAGTATGTGGCTAACTCTTTACGATAGTTCTCTTTATCAGACAAAGCTACAATACAATCCTGTACTGGTGCATCTGCTAGTAACTTATCTATCTGTTCATCTAATCTAACAGCTACGTCCTGTTCAAAGGAGTGTAATGTCCATAGACCATCGCCCCAATTAACAGGTGTCTCTGCTGATGCTGCTGCCTTGTATGCAATGATGTCACCATCAATGAGCAAAAGGGTCATCGTCATACTCCTGTCCTGATTGTTGTTCTATTTCTTTTAGCTGCTGTAGTGTGATTACTTTGATACCAGTCATCACCTGTACCCAATCTAGGTAAGCTTCCATCAACCACTTGATACAGAGGCAGATGGTTACACCCATGAAGCAACACGTCAGTATCATCTTCCATAAGAAATCAAAGTCCATGTTGGATACACTCCTTCGCTTGACCTACTGACATCTTGAACCACTCACCACTACGCTCTGCTAGTCTAGTTGCATATTCATGCGCCACTGATTCAGTCTTACGTCTATCCTCTACATCTACAGAGTATACAACCTTGTATCGTTTTAGTGGGTCATACATCTGATAACCTTTACACCTGTCTCTAGCATCAATAGCCATGCCTATCTTTACCCAACCATCAAAGATAGGGTTAGTAATTATATAGACCTGACCAGCAGTAGACTTCTGATAGTTATTAAGGCTAGAAAAGGCAGCATCGTCAAATGATTTATAGTTACCTGCTTTCCATAGAGGGTGGTTTTTTGGTATGTACTTACCATCAACAAACATTCTATTGGGATTGTTATTGGTATTGTGTTTATCTTTATAGCAAGACTTGCAGATAGATTGACCACGTTCTTTGAACGAACTCATCCAATTACCAGTGTCTAACTCAATACCACATTCATAACAATCAGTGGGTGTCTGCCCAGTTTCTTCCATACTTGTACTCACTGTCAAGCTGGCATCTGAAGTTGAAGTGCTGCTGGACATCTCGCATACACTGCTGAATAAGTCTCCCTGTTTCATCTTCCTGACCTTCCTTTACTACTAGTTGTACCTCATCATGGATGAACGCTACAATCTGTGCGTCCAAGTTTGCTTCCTTGATAGCACGTGCAATGAACACATACCATGTCTTACAGATTATAGCACCACATGACTGAAGCAGAGTGTTCAGTGATGCGTGACTGTGGCGTACTGGTATGGCTCTGCCATCCAATCCTTTCACCCATCCTCTATCCTCTGCTGCTTTAGCCACAGCATCCTTAAGATACTTTAGTGCAGGTAGTTTCTTCAGAAACTTATTCTTAATAGACTTACCTTCCTTCGCTCCCTTACCAATAATCTTACCAATCTTCTCATCACCTGCGCCATACAAAAATCCATAGATGAATGTCTTTGCGTTTGGGCGTGAGGGTAGACCAGCAGCCTGTTGGTTTATTGTATGTACATCACCATTGACTACCTCATGTGAGTAAGACCCATCATCGTAAGCAGCCATGTAATGAGCAAGGCAGCGCAACTCCAACCCACTAGCATCAGCACCCAAGAGGGAGTAACCTGAGGGTGCATGAAACAGAGACCTACACTCCTCACCAAATGGCGCACCCACGCTAGGAACTTGAGCCATGTTTGGATTGCTGTGCGTACAGCGTGACGTAACTGCACCCATGTGATTAACGTGTCCATGTAACTTACCACCTTTCTCCATCTTAAGCCATGCTTGCTTACCTGTTGCAAGCTGACCTATTCTTTTGTTTAGTAGTAGGTACTCGTTCAGCATCTTAGCCTCAGGCATATCAATGCTATCCAGTACATTCTCATCCACCTTAGGTACACCACTGTCAGTAAATACGTCAGGCTTCCAACCTCTGCTCATCAGTCTGTCACCAATCTGCTGACGTGATGCTGGGTTGAATGGGATTGTCTTGGTCTTGGTCTTTAGTTCAATCACAGTAGGCTCAAACACCTGCTGTAATTCTAGTTCAAGTTGGTTCTTACGCTCTGCTAGTTCTGAGTACAGAGACTGAGCAGCCTTTGTATCAAAGTCAAAGCCTCGTTCCTCTTGCTCTATTAGTAGTGTATGGATTTTAGTCTCAAGGTCTAGTGCCTCTTTGCTAAAATTTTTTTGCAGAATTTTATGATACAGTTTTGCTGTGACTGCTGTGTCTTGTATGCAGTACTGTAACATTTCATTGGAGTACTCTCCAAAACTCTCACTATCACCACCGAAATCACCTTTTAATTCTCCTAGTCTGTAGCCCCAAGCCTTTAGGCTTTGTCTACCTATCAGCTTCATGGGCATCTTGCCCTGCTTATGCAGCTTCAAATCAACCTCACGAATGTCAGGCCATATAGTCCTAGAGTATACCAATGTGTCAAGAACTTCCTGTCCTTCTAGTAGCTTGAAGCCATGTAGCTTTCGCAATGCTCGTAAGTCATAGTCAATAATGTTATGACCTATTAACATCTCAGCCCTGTTAAGAAGGTTCAGTCCATCCTCAATACAAGAGGGGTCAAAGGTGTACACTTCGTCAGTGTCTACACATCTAGCGACAATGCACCACACCTGTGTTACATCGTCTAGTAAGTTATCTGCTTCTATATCAAATATAAGTTTCATGCTCTGTCTCCGCAGTAGCTAGTTTAAAAATCTATGTCATCCTCTTCATCATTGAAGATTGTCTCTACCATACGCCCTGTCTCAGTGCTGTATTCTAGTGAACAACATAGTCCAGTCTCGCCTGACCACCTGTTCTTCAGAACTCTAACGTGGCTGACGTGAGGATTGTCTTTGTCTTGCTGGTCTCTCTCCAACCCAATCACCATGTCAGATAACTGACCGATTGCTGCTGACCCACGTAGCTGTGCGAGGCTAGTCTGTGCGCCATCCTCATGTCCTCTGTCACCAGAGGGACGCTTCAAGTGTGACACTAGTATCATGCCACAGTTCAACTCCTCAACCAACGTGCGTAAGCGTGTCATTGTATTGTCAATAAGTCTCCTCTCATCTCCACCTTCAAGACCACTGACTACGATACTGATATGGTCAAGGATAATGTAGTCACATCCACAACCATGCACTAAGTATCTTATCTTGTCAAGTAGATTATCACTATCAGTAGAACCCCAATGGTCATACAGATATACTCTACCAGTTCCCAGTGTAGCATTGAAAGCATTGCGTAACTCCTCTTCAGGTACATCCTTTGACTGTAGATGCAGAGGCTTGTTCATCTCAATAGACATGAGACCTAAGGCTGTACGCTTAACTGATTCCTCAAGTGCTATGTAGCCTAGCGTCTTGCCATGCCTGATAAGATTGTGAGCAAACTCTCTAGCTAACTGTGACTTACCAATACCAGAGCCAGCAGTCAGGGTAACAATCTCACCCATGCGACAACCACCTGTCTTCTCTTGCAGTCCAGTGTAGTGATATGGAACAGAGTCTCGCTCATCATCCTGTGTAATTATATCCCACACCTCAGTGCCTGAGATGATGCCATCAGGTCTGTATGTCTTTGCTCCCCATACTGCATCAATCAGTTCCTTAATTCTACCAGCCTGTAACATTTCGCTGGCATCCTTAAGTGGCAGAGAAGCTATCTTACATTTGTTAGGTGGTAGTACAGATGCACATTCTTTAGCTGCTCTCTGCCCTGCCTCATCCATGTCAAACATAAGTACAACATAGTCATACTTAGATAGGTTCTCAATAGCTTTACCTATTGCTTTCTTAGCTGACGTGCATCCAGATGGTAGTGATACCACAGGCCACTTGTTATCAAACGCCTGTGATACTGACATAGCATCTATCTCACCCTCAACTATGGTGATGAACCTACCCTCTTTACCATCTCGCCAGAGATGCTCACCAAACAGTGCCACCTCTTTTAGGTTGCCAACCACAGAGAAGTCCTTGTTAGGAAAGCGTATCTTCTGTGCTTTCAGTTCTCCATCTCGTCCTCTGTAGTTAGCTACTTGTACCTTCTGTCCTCTGTACTCAGAGACACCATAGCCCCAGAACTCACACGTCTTCTGTGTGATACCACGCTTGGTAAGTTCTCTGTACTCAACATCTAAGAACACAGTATCATGTGTCTCAAACTTAGCCATCGCTTCCTCGTTTGTGTCTGGTTTTGATAGTGTTCTGCATGAGAAGCAGTAGCGATTGCCATCAGTGTACATAGCATTGGCATCACTACTGCCACAATGAGGACAAGCAGTGTGCTTGATAAACTCACCCTCTTCACTCATCCTCTGCCTCTTCTAGTATGTCTAACATACAAGCAAGACCTGAACGTATCCACCTCAATGTTTCAGGTGGGTACTTGTCCACATCCTGTACCATCTTGTACGCCATGTCATCATAGTCTACGTGTTCAGTAATCTCTGCCTCATCAACATAGACTGAGATACGCATCCCATCCTTGTTAAACTCAGCGTGAACATCAATGTCTGATACAATCTCTTCAGTAATATCTACGATACTCATAACCACTCCTCAGGTATAGTTCCTTCACTATAGACAAAGCCATTACGCTCTGCCCACTCAGCGCAGGTCATCTTAGACCCATCCTTTCTTTTCTTAGCACCCTGTATGGTAGCTTTAGCGTTCTGGAATACGAACCTGATGTCCAACTCTGGATGCTGTGCCTTAACAGCTTTCATCTTTCGTTGTGCATCCTGTCTGAAGTACCCCTTCAACTCTACATACATAGTGCCAAGCTTTAAGTCTGGTACGTAGTGACGCTCCACATAGTAGGCCAACTTCTCAGGCTCATACATATATGGAACATCACGCACGTTCAGGTCAGAGATGACCCTCTCCTCAAAAGTCCCCTTCGGCATCAGCACTATCACCAAAGACATCTACTGCATCATCCTTCGCTACTGCCTGAGTAACGAAGCCATCCTCTTCATCAAAGATGGATGACACAGAGTTGCCATACTCTACCAAGTCAATCACTTGCAGAGCCTTGAGGCGTAGTGTAACACCAACAGTCTTGGTTGCTTGCATCATGTATGGGTATGGTTCAACAGCCAGCTTAACAACTGACCCATTACCAATCAAAGTGTTACCATCCATAGGTGTACGCTTTGCATCTACCACTGCTGGCTTCTGCTCATACACCCGACCATCGCGTGACTTGATACGTGCTTTCATCTTAGCTTTGAAGATGACATCACCAGTAGGTGTACCAGCTTCATCTGTATCTTGGTCATAGCATGGACGTGTGGACAGGACTGTCTTTAGCTTTGGGTTTTCCTTGACAACTTCTTCAAGCTTGGCTTGTGCCATCTTGTCTAGTTGTTCACACACTTCTGATGCTTCAGCTTCAGGGATAACTACCTGAATTGAATACTCACCCTCAGGGACATAACGAGTATCTGCTTCAAATACTTTTGCCCATCGTGCTTTGCCTTTAATGATTTCCAATCTTAAATCTCCCATGATTTTTTTGTTAGGCTAGGATGTAACTTTAGAATTATGCGAAGAAATACTGAGAGTTCAGTACCTCTCGTAAGTCTAAGTTACCTTTACTTGGTGGCACAGGTATGTCCTGTGTACCTAGTACTGTTATAGCATGGTCTCTTAACTCTGTCAAGACATCATGCTGTTCGTACATCTTAACAAACTCTTCACGCAGTACGTCTGATAGTATGTGCATCTGTGTTGAGTGTGTGCCATAACTATCATGTACCATTGCGAAGTCTTCAACACCCAGCTTGGATGCTGTGTTAATTGTCTTGGTCATAGCTGCTGCATCCAATGAGTGAATGAAGTTGGGGCTACTACCTAGACCAGTACGCTTACGATGCACTGCGTTCTCTCTGTCCTTAGGAAAGGAGAGGGATACAGTACTACCATTGATGTGTGTCTTAATCCTTTTACTATCTGTTTCATTGTAACTCTGTAACACCAGCCAGTTGGTAGGCGTTACCCATTCCATGTGTTTGTTATGGTCAGCGTACACACTAGCCACACTCTTGATGTAGTCCATCACCTGCTTGGCAGATGTAATAACATCAGCAATAGCATCCCATACGTGCAAGGATAGATAGTTAGATGGCTCAAACAAGTCATCACCAAAGGGGTTGGGTGTACCTGTCTCTATCTTATCCTGTATAGCTTCCTCAATGTAGGCTCTACAGGCGTGACGTGTACCTGAGTAGGGGACAATCATCACTGGACGCTTGGCTAACTTCCTGTCAATACCAAACTCAAGACACTTACGTGCTAGTTCAGTATCATCTTCCTTCACCCTGCGTATAGTTTCTTCAGCTACCTGCGTGTAGATATCCTGAGGTAGGTCAGAAGCTATGAGGTTGGTAGCCTTGCCGCCCTTCTCATCCAGTAGGATAGCAGAGAGATGCTGTAGTCCATTGCATGAACCATCTGCTGCACAGGGTAGGCGTGTCTCAAATTCCCAACCATGCTTCATCAGGGCTGACATCTCATAGCACCACGCTAGGAATTGGAAGGGCTTGTCTGCTTCCAGCCATACCATGCAGTCGTATGGGTTGGATACCACACGATGACACCACATCTCAGCGAAGTCCCATGCCCACTGTTCACGCTGGTCTAGTGTAACCTTGTCATTACCATAGAGGTTAGCACCATGTATACACAACCATCGTGCATCATCCCAGTTATTAATGGGCATGGCATAGCTAAACTCTAGCAGTGCCTTGCTCCAATCTGCTGACTGAGCAGAGAGGAACGTGCTGCTTGCATACTTGCGAGAACGAAAGTCGTTCTGCCATACATAGTAGAACCTATCGTACTTGGTGTACTGTTCTGCTATCTTTAGAGTACGCTCCACTTGCACACGTTTACTCATGCTGCGATTGTTTAAGGAGTAGATTTGGTTACGCTTGCGAGACCACGTGCGAAACACATCCCTCTCTTCCTCAGTCATTTCGTTAGGCTCTTTATCAAATGGGTATGGTGGTAGAGGTAAGTCATCACGTGCTGGTAGCTTACCTACCTGATGTCCATTATCCCACAAGTTACGTGTAACTTCAAGAACCTTTTTATTTATACGCCACTCAGTACGCTGCAATGTGTTGAGACACTGGTACTCTTGGCTTAAGTCTAGCCCCTGTAATCTTTTCAAGTGTGTCTTCAAACTCATCTGCGCCTCACTATTGGTAGCTTATTAATCTCATGCCCATGAAACCCACCACCTGTTACATCTGTCCAGTCCTTAGGAACTATAACACATGGTAGAAATCTAGGTCTCATTGTCTCAGCAAAACTATTGAACGCTTCAATCCATTCTGTTGTATCAGTCTCAGGTACTACATAGGTAGTCTTACTAGTACGCTTTACTTGCTGAGTGTGTAGCTTGACGATGCCTGTTGCCTGTATGATTAGGTCAACCATCTTGAAGCCTACGTGTACACGTTCAGACTGTAGCCACGTGTTCTCTTTGTACCCATCCTTGTTCATCTTGTGTGTTAGACCAAAGCGTCTAGCACCATAGGCTTTCTTCATTGACTGCTTGATTGTGTTACGTGCTATGTCACCCTCATCTGCAATCCATCTATCTAGTCTGTCCTGTATCTCAATAGCTGAACCAATGCTACGTGCTACGTGCAGTAGTGTATTCTTTCTACTGATGCTGTCAACCAGTGTACCTAGACTGAGGTATGCTAGTTGTTCTGCTGAACAATCCTTTACTTTCTTCCACGCTATGTCACGCGATACATTACTTGGATTATCCAGCCAGTCCTGTACTGCTACAGCTAGGTCACTCACTAGCCTAGCTATGATAGTCCTGCCATGCAGAGTATGGCTTTCTCTTCCACTCTGTACTGATGCTTCACATTCCTTTCTAAATCTTTCAATACCACCTGTCATCATGTCAGATTCCAGTTGTATCTGGTGGTCAATCAGGTCTTGGTCTGTTTCTAAAGTTACATCCATGAGGAGACCCCCCTTTCACATATACTATAGTATGTTATAGTATGTTTAAGATATGTTTAATATACCAGCAGTACCGATTACAAGTACACCAGCTAACATAGCTATAAACTGTAGTCCTTCTAAGTTACCATTAGTATGGTCTGACATGAGTAGAATACCTATCACACACATCATCACCAACCATCCTATTACTAGTAGTGTCATGCTACATCACCATAATTGTTTAACATAAAGGTTTCATAAGGTGTCTGCTGTAGTACCTCAGGTTCTCTATGCCACTCAGCATAGCAGTTATGACAGTAACATTCAACCTTATGGTCTACTGCATACAGCATCTCAGCTTCACCTGAGTTACAGTATGGACATCTAGTGTATCCCAAACTCATCCCACTTCTCCTTGTTCCTCATCTTGTTTCCATCCTCATACCCATGCTTGTACTTGATATGGTACTGAGGTTGCTTGTCTTTGTTGTACTCATTGATGTACCCAATACCATGATAAGCATTGTGGTATCCCATGATGTACGCATCATCATACTTATTTCTCATACTGTCTCCTTCCACCACGCTGGTGTATCGCTGTAGTTCCAGACTGCAAAGCTAGACTTGTCACCCATGTAGTATGCACGATAAGCATCTACTGAACAGTCAGTCTTGTATTGGTCAGGCATACACTGTGGTGGTGGTGTAAAGCCTTCGTCTGGTATGTTCTCTGGTAGTACTGCAAGACTGTCAAGCAGTCGCTGTGTCTTGTGTATCTTACCATATCTTAGTGTGTAATTCTTGCACAGATAGAAGAGCAAGTCAAGTGTCCACTTGTAATGGTCAGCACTACTGCGTACCCATACAGTAGATGGATGGTTGATATGTGTACACTTATACAAGTCAACATAGTCTGCCCACTCATCACCATCTAGTACCCTGTGTGCAGTACTGAGTAGCTGTGCTGTCTCAAGTATCATCTTCACTACGTGCTTGTCGCAGTGCATCTCTGCCGCTTCCTCTGGTATCTTGCTCAGATAAAATATGTTCATGCCTGTCCCTCTTCCTGTTGTACTTCTTCTTATCTGGTAGGTACTGTGTCCTACGTCTGCTCT